GTAATTGGGGTGAATTCATTTATCAAAGAGGAGTATTATGTTGAGACGGATGTTTATAAGCACGCCCGTCCAATAAACTCTCGGAGTGATATATTTAAATGTAGGGTCGGCCCTATATTTAAATTGATCGAAGAATCAGTGTATTCACACCCCTCGTTTATCAAACATATTCCGGTCCCAGACCGCCCGGCATATATAATGAATATGCTATATTGTGAGGGCGGGCGATATTTGGTGACGGACTACACATCTTTTGAGTCTTTGTTTACGAAAGACCTCATGGAAGCTTGTGAAATCGAACTATACGATTGGATGTCGTCGCGATTACCTGATCATGATCAATTCATGTCGGATGTAAATAATATAATTGCGGGGAGAAATCATTGTAAGTTCGGCAAGTTTACCGTTGATATTGATGCTACCAGGATGAGTGGTGAGATGTGTACGTCGTTGGGTAACGGGTTTGCGAACCTAATGTTTATGAACTTTTTATGCCATGAGCGAGGCTCAAAGTGTACCATGGTGGTTGAGGGGATGATGGAGTCACACGTGTTGATGGAGTCCCTCCCACCAAAGAGGATTTTGAGTCTTTAGGTCTTTTAGTTAAGTTAGAAGAGGTGCCTTCTATACAGGAGGCCAGTTTTTGCGGAATTGTGTTTGATCCAATTGACCGTGTGAACGTAACTAGCCCGCTTAACGCAATGCTCAAATTCGGTTGGTCGTCGAGGCAATATGTTGCTTCCGGAGACCGATGCTTAAAGAAATTGTTAAGATCTAAGGCATTATCAATGTTATATGAATATGGTTCGTGTCCTATTTTGGGGGCTCTAGCAGAGCACACACTACGAATGACTGCGGATCTCAAGAGAGGTGAAATGTTAACGTTTGTGAGGAAACAGCGTACTTCAGTGTATGAGATAGACAGGATGGTTGAGGCCGTTAAGTCTACTCCACTTAGAGGTGAACCTGGTATTAATACTAGGATGTTGGTTGAAGCACGTTACAATATACCCATTGAGGCGCAGATAAGAATAGAGAATTATTTTGATGGATTGGATGAATTAGTGCCCATTCCCTTTGAGCTAGTTTCACAGTTTATAAGACCGTTATGGGCCGACTGTTGGAATGATTATGTACTCAGGGTTCCAAAGAAAAATCCTCATTTTTATAAGCAGATCCCGCTGTGGGGACGTAGGAGTGATT